ATCCTACTACTCATCCTGCTGCTGTTACTGCTAGGGAACTTGGCGATAGAGGTTTACAAGACCTTGATGCAATTGAGCAAGCAATACATATTTTAAGTCATGATTTTTTTCTAAAAGAAGGAATGACTAAAGAATTTTTAGATGGTCTTGTTCACAGGGCTTTATATGAGGGTGGCGAAAGCATAGATACTGTTATTGCTAGAACCGTTGATAATGGCAAACCTGTTCCTGCTGATATTAAATTAGAAGATATTCCTAATCTTCAAGATCAGGCTGAACTTGTTTATGAGGCTGGCTTTAAACCTATAGGTAACTCTATGGGTCCTGAATTTATGGTTGAAGTGATGGCTGCTCAAACTAAATGGCAGGCCACTGGAAAAGCAAAAACTTTCTTAAAGTATTATGACCGTTTGCATAATTTGTTGAAAGGGTACCAGATAGCAAAAACTGGTTTCCATCTACGTAACGCTTATGGTGGTTTTTTCAACAACATGTTGTTTGGAATTGACACTGCTTCTTACCGTCAGTTTAGAAGGGCTTTGAAATGGTATCGGAAAGAGGGTTCTGATTCTGGGCGTATGCGTATACCGCCAGAACATAAAGCAATTATTGAACAAATGGATCAAGCAGGTCTTTTGGCTCAGGGAGCGGGACAGGTCGCGGCAGAGTTCGGTGGTTCTGCTTTATCAATTGCTGGTAGAAATATTCCTTTGAAGAGGTTGCGGGCAGCAGTCTCTCCTTTAAGTTCGCAAAACCTTTTGCTGAGGTCTAGCCGTAAGGCAGGTACTTGGGTTGAGCAGTATCTTCGGGGCGCTTTAGCGTTTGACACATTGAAGAAAGGCCGAACAGTAGATGACGCTTTTGAAAATGTGTGGAGGTACCATTTTGATTACGATGATTTGTCTGATTTTGAACGTGGTGTTGTAAAAAGAGTTATTCCTTTTTACACGTGGACACGTAAGGTTACGCCTTTGATGATTGAAGAACTTGTTAAGAATCCTTCAAAGTTCCAAAGAATTAATAATGTTAGAAATAACATTACTGATCAGAACGATAAAGAACCTAGATTTGTTCCTGAATGGATGAGAGAACTTGGTGGGTTCCAACTTCCAATTGAGCAAGAAGGGGAGAATCTTTGGATGATTCCTGATTTACCTATTAAGACTCCAAGAGAAGTTCTTGACCCTTGGTTAAATATAAAGGGATTAGATGAGATGAGCATTTCTGATCGCATCAATCGCGTTACCGAAATTCTTGGTTCTCAGATGACTCCTATAATTAAAAGTCCTTTTGAACTATGGGCTGGTAAACAGTTTTTCCATGGCTACGAATTTAGTGGCGACTTTCAGATAGTTCCTGAAGTGTTCCAACGGGTTCCTTTGTTAATGGAGGCTTTGAATGGTTTTGGTTGGTCAGAGAGATCAAGAAGTGGGGAGTGGATGATGAGAGATCATCAACTTCATTTTGTGGCTTCTTTCTTGCCGACGCTCGGAGATGTGAGAAGATTGTTCCCAAGTGAAGAAAAATATCAGCAAAGGACGATGTCTACGTGGATGTCTTTCATGTTTGGTTTAGGTATCCGAACAAATACGAAATGGGAGCAGGAACGAGCCAGAATGGCTGAAGAATGGGATAGTCGTATGAGAGATAAAGATATGAAGGATTTATACGAAAACTAGCGCTGGGACGACTATAGTATTATTTATGAGTTTTAATTATATTTCCAGAGAAGAGTGGGGTCCTATCCCTATGAAGCGCAGCCTTGTTCCTTTGAAACCTCATAAGGTTCAAGGAATTGTGTTTCATCACACGACGGGGTCATCTAGTGATCCTCTTAAACGTGTGAAGCAGCATGATCGTCATCATGTGCAAGGTCGTGGGTGGTCTACCATCGCTTATAACTGGTTGATTGGACAAAATGGTGAGATTATTGAAGGCCGTGGCTGGAACGTTGGTGGTGCCACTAAAAATTGGAATAGCCGTACTGTTTCTATTTCTTTTGTGGGTTCTGGCGATGATATTTCGGAGGCCGCTTTAGAGGCTTGTCGTAAAGTTATTGGTGAGTGTCGTTCTAGATACGGTGATTTGTGGGTTAAGAGTCATCGTGATTTTAAACCCACGTATTGTCCTTCTGACAAAATAGCGAAATGGGTCAGCGAAGGTTGTGATGTTTTATCTGAGAATCCTTCAGATATTGATTGGGATGCTATCAAGAAGTGGTCGGATGCTATTTCCGACCAGTTGGCTTCTAAGCCTCTTAGGAGGGGCTCTAGGGGTTTGGTGGTAACTCACGTACAAAAGCGCTTGAACGAGCGTGGATGCCCTGTAGGGGCCGCTGACGGCATTTATGGCCGTAAGACAGTGGCTGGGGTGAAAAAGTTCCAGAGGCAATCTGGGATCAAGCAGGACGGGAAAGTAGGTCCTATTACATGGAGGTTCCTATGGAATTCTTAAGAGATAACACGTTAACTTTGACCGCCGCAATTGGTGCGATTATTTTGGCAGTAACTGGTGCTTTAACTGGTGAAGCCGCTATTGCATTTCTCGCTGGTTCAGTTTTGCGGTCTCCTATTAGTAAAAAATAAGTCATGCCTGAAGAGCCTGACTTAGAGTACCTTTGGGAAAGTTGGGTGTCTTCAGCCGAAGCCGAGGAATTAGAATCTGAGGTTTGGGATGGTCTGATTGATTCCGTTCATTTATTTGATGTAAATGATGGAACTCATGCAGGATGGGTGGAAGATCAACTAGGGGTCCTTCTTGTTTTTGATCTCAATGAGGCTTTAATGTTCTCAAGTGAAACAGACGAGGATGCAGTGGATTGGACAATCCATCAATTGGTTTTCAGCGCTGTGGAGGGCTTAATAGAGCACGCTTTACAGATGCGAGGCTATTAGCGCTACATATCCATTTCTAATTCAAGTTTGAATGTTCCTCTTGTGAGCATGATTCCTATGATGCAGTAACCAACGATGTCATCAAATGAATCTTCTACAGATTCATAGAACGATACTTTTTGCCACTCTTCGTTTTCGGCGGTGTCGTATCTCCATAGGAGGTTTTTGATTCGTGCGATTTTGTCGCTTATACGGACCATGAGTCCGTGTATTCCGAAGCGCAAGATGTTGTTATGTCCATAATCGTGCTGTTTGCGAGCAAGCATCTCTATTACGTGCCCTGCAGAAGGGTACTCTTTAATCCCATTTAGTTGTGAGGCTGCCATAGCCATTGAGGCTATTGTGCCCCACCAAGATTCAAGCGGGCTTTTGTCTTCCTTGCCCATAAGGCCTCGGAAGTCGTATTCTTCGCTTTCCCACCATTCGTCACATAAGGCTTCTAGACAGTCGTCTAAAACGTTTACGAGTTGTTTGGGAGGATAGTTACCGAAGTGGTCTTTGTAGTCAAGCCTTCCTACGTCTATGTATGCGGCTGCTTGTTCTGCTGCTTGTTCCCATGTGTCTGGGGTTATGTCTGTTGGATCGTTACCCATGTAAATACTCCTGTATGATTGGATTTTCTTCTATTTGTGTGCGGACTTTGCCTAGTATCTGATCTCTCCTGCGAGCAAGAGTTGTTTTTGGTATTGAGAGTGTCACTGCTAATTCTCTCAAACTTTTCTTTTCAAATAATAGTGCATCTATTATGAATCTTTCTATTGGCGGTAATGTTTCTACTGCTGTTGTCAGTAGTTCTCTTAGGTCTCGTGCTTCATCCTGTGTGAATGGAACAGAGGTGTGTGGTGGTAAGCCTATAAGGGCTTCTACCACACCTTGTGGCTGATTGCTAGATCGGCCTTTTCTTAGCGAGTACGGGTCTACAGGATATTCTTTACGGTGTCTTCGCACTTTCCCAAACTACCTCTGCGGGAACTGCGTAATATTCGTGACCTTCAGGGAAGGTTTTTATCTCTGCACCTTTTGTCAGTTTAATAAATTTTTCTAAAGGCAATTGACAGGTTCTGTCGTTTTTGGAATCGTACCAAAACAGGTCTACGGGAAACACTTTGTTCCATTGTTGGAGTGCTTCCATTTTGTCTAATTTCATGTGGCATAATTGTGAGTTACCGAAGCCTTGAACTTCTACTAGCCCGTGACTTGTAAGGTAATCAGGCGTGTGCCTGATCATCAGGGGAAGCAGACGCATTGATACTGCAGGACGGTTTAGCCCGTATCTTTCAAAGGACACTTTAGCAGTTTCCTCGTATTTACTTTCAGCGATGTCTCCCAGAGTGCTTACTCTGTTTTGCCAAGATTGGTCTTTAAATGAATCAAATGTCATGCTTTTAGTGCATCTATTCTGAGGACTTGTTTATCGTCCTCTATGAGATTGCTACGTTGTAAGCCATCTAGGAAGGCTTTTATGTAGTTGTCTAAATCTCCACGCAGTTTAGATTTGGCATCTTCGTGCATGGGCGTGACCGTGCACATAACAGTTTCTGCTTCAAAAGTTAATTCAACTTCAACTGGACCTTCAAATCTTGGGCAATCTTCGTCTATGGAATCTTGTATAAGTTTCTCCCATTCTAAAGTTTTCTTCGGGGTGTAAACCCGCCCCCCTCTAGTCATCCTAGGACGACCTTTGGGGACGGGTTTCCCGTGAACTATAAACGAGTAGGAGTTATCTGTAGTTGAGGGCATGTGTAGCAACCATTTCGTATTGTCTTCTAGATTCTACAGGACCCCGCCCGTGAAATTTGGGACCCTCTTCAGGCCACCATCGCGGGACGACATCTCTGTCAAAAGATTCCAATTCTTTTACGATTTCTACTGAGGTCCATCCTGCTTGCGCAAGTTCTCTAGCGAACCTATGTATCCACCCGTGCCTGCCTTTTCCTGCGCCTGATCCTCTGAAGTGAGGCGTGGGTCCACGCTCAATCATCGTTCTGGCGAGTGGAGGCAATCCACTGTTGCTCCCTTTGAGTTTTAAGGGATCAGTGTCGTAGCCTCCTGCGGGCCTACGTGGAACAACCTTTGGAGTTTCTCTAGGTGCCAGACCATAGTCTGGTGTGCGGTACAGAGCGGCTGCTCGTACAAGAGCCACTCGTATGAGCGGCTTATCTACGATGTCCTCTTCTGCTGCGTCTAGGAACTCCTCCAGTGTCCATTCTCCTACTTGCTGCCTGCCTTCTTTGCGGTTCCCGCAGTAGGGCAAGCGCACATAGTTTCCTACGCTTCCTTCTGGAAGTGATTCTTGTTTGGGGTAAACGGCATCATATTTGAGATCAAATAATTGACATGCTGCAGATAAGGCTCTTCGCATAATTGTCGCTGGAATTCTTTCGTGTGCGAAAACCCACACGTGGAATCCTTTGCTGCGGGAAGGCTCTATCCAAGGATTGAGTTCTAATGCTTCTAGCATTGTTGCAAGTTTGTCTGCTTCTTCCCAATCGTCAAAGCCTTCGTCTATATCTACGCAGCCCCAAGTAACTGTCCATTCGTCATGCAGTTCATCTGGTGGAATCATTGGGTAAATGCCTATAGGGCATTCTCCTGATATATGTTTGGTCATCAGGTCTGTGTCTACAGGTTCCCATTTGCATCCACCTGCTTCTGTTCCATAGGCACCATCAAATCCTTTGAACAGTTTCAGCATGCGCTTGGCAAGTTCTTCGTTACTCATCTGTCTCATCCAGTAATACTGTTTGTTCCCAAGTCTTGCCCGCTTCAAGCAGACGACCAGCACTATCTATTCTTACAGAAAATTCACACTTTTCGTTATTTCCTGCCTTGTTCTTCCACAAGCCAATAGATATCTCGTCCTCTACTGCGCGCTTGACATCTTCGTCCAGATCAGGCGTGTCAGCCAGCCGCCAAGTTTCAATCAGGAAGTGAGCCTCACGGTCGCCTCCGAACTTGCCGCCTTCTATCCCGCCTGCAGAACCACGACTACCTGCGCCTCTGCTTGACTGGTGAAGGATTACTCCCACTAATCTCCAGTCAGATATGAGTTGCTTGAGTGATTCTATTTTCTTCTGTACAGAAGACATGTCGGCCTCGCCACCTTTAACGAGTTCTAAGTAATCAAATACGAGAACTTGAGGTGGTTTGTTATCCCAGTGGAAACGTGTCGCTATCCGTAGCGCTTTATCAATGTCATCAACTGACATTGATGCATGCTGGAAGCAGACATGAGGTGTTGATCTCATTGCTTCACGCATGGTGCGTAGGGCTTCTTCGTTCCCATTGTGCAAGCCCCACAGGAACTCGTGACGATCAAGACCTAATTGCATTGAAGCGAACTTGCCCCAAAACATTAGTTCTGTCTCGTCAGGGCTGATCCACATCGTTCTAACCCCTGCGTTTTTAGCGACGCAGTTAGCAACGAATGCTGTCTTTCCTGTGTGGGCGCGACCGATAACTACGACCATTTGACCTGCTCTGGCTCCACCTAGAGTTGCGGAGTCCAGCGCTTCAAAACCAAACGACCATTCATTTCCACGCTTTAAGTCTGATTCAATTCTTTGAATCTGAGATTCAACTGGAGTGTAAAGCCGTTCAATGTCTGCTTCGGTTATGTCATCCCACGCTTCTAGTGTCTGTGTCGCCTTAGGGCGAGCAACACTCTCTGGTGCTGCCCGCCTAAGAGCGATACGCTGAAGCGCTTCTTCGTGTGTGTGCGCCATCGTTAGGCGTTGGCTGTGGCCAAGTACTTACGATCACGTGCAGGAGGAGTCTCATCAGATGAGAACTCTGTGTGCTTTTCCATAAGGAAGAACAATCCACGCATTCCTGCTAACGGAGAATCAACCGTAGGTTTGATGCGGAAGTCATCCAACTTACCTTTGAACGTGCTTC